CGATATGAACGTGTCTGATATGAGTGCGCAGGCTCCAGTCGGTACAACTCTGGCGCTGTTAGAGAGACAGTTAAAAGTGATGGGGGCAGTTCAAGCTCGCATTCACTTTACGATGAAGCAAGAGTTTAAACTTTTGAAAATCATCATTGCTGACTACACGCCTGATGAGTATGAATACGAGCCTGTAGATGGAGACCGTAAAGCCAAAAAGTCTGACTATGACATGGTGGACGTTATCCCTGTCAGTGATCCAAACGCAGCGACTATGGCACAGAAGATTGTGCAGTATCAAGCAGTTATGCAGTTGGCTCAACAGGCTCCGCAGTTGTATGACTTGTCGTTGTTGCACCGCCAAATGATTGAAGTGCTTGGCGTTAAGAATGCGGACAAGTTAGTCAAAACTAAAGACGATGAAATCCCAACAGACCCAGTGCAGGAGAACCAAGACTTGCTGACTATGAAGCCTGTCAAGGCGTTCATTGAGCAGAACCATCAGGCTCATATCCAAGTGCATATGGCGGCGATTCAAGATCCCAAGATTCAACAGATGATGCAGATGAACCCACAGGCGCAAGTAATTATAGCGGCGACTATGGCTCACATCAACGAGCATATGGCTCTGGAGTACCGTAAACAAATCGAGATGCGTATTGGCATGTCGTTGCCCGGCGAAGAGAGTAATAAAAAGATCACCCCTGAACAAGCGGATGAAATTGCTGTTATGTCAGCGCAAGCAGCTCAACAGATTCTTCAGCAGAACCAACAGCAGGCTCAACAGCAGCAGGCTCAACAACAAATGCAGGACCCATTGGTTCAGATGCAGATGCAAGAGTTGCAGATTAAGCAGGGCGAGTTGCAGCTTAAACAGCAGAAACAGCAGATTGATGCTGCGGCAAAAGCCGATCAGATTCGTATTGAAGAAGCACGTATTGAGGCTCAAAAAGAAATTGCCGCTATGCAAGTTGGTGCACAAGCCGCTGCGAGCAAAGATAAAGCAGCAAGACAGCAAGAGACTGAAGGGATGCGTTTGGGTATTGATGCTGCCAAACACAAAGCGCAGATGGCTATGCAACAAGCCGCGCAGAGAGCTGCGCAAAACACCGGTAAACCACCAAATAAGGAGAATAAATGAACTCACAAGCGCTTACATACCTCCTCAAAGAAATTGACAAGTTACGCGAGGATCAGGCCATTTTTTTAAATGGCGGTGGCGCTAAAGATTTCGCCGAGTATCGGCATGTTTGCGGAGTTATTCGGGGTCTAACTCATGCAGATCAAATTGTCAAAGACCTTGCGAAAAAACTGGAGTATTCCGATGACTGAATTTGATGTCGCTGCGGTAGATTTGTCCGGCATTCTTAACACGAGTGCAGAGGAGAAAGCGAAGCAGTTGCCTGATCCTAAAACCTTCCGACTTCTGTGCGTTGTTCCTGAAGCAATGGAAGAGTTTGCAGACAGTGAAATTGGTATTGTTAAATCAAATCAATCTATGCACTATGAAGAAGTACTGACCCCAGTACTATTTGTAGTAAAGCTAGGCCCTGACGCCTATAAAGATACTGAACGGTTTCCTAACGGTCCGTCGTGCAAGGAAGGTGACTTTGTCATCGTCCGACCCAATTCAGGAACCCGCCTGAAGATTCATGGTCGTGAATTCCGCATCATTAATGATGATTCGGTTGAAGCGGTTGTGGAAGATCCCCGTGGCATTACACGTGCAGCATAAGGAGTAACACATGGCAACACAGAAGTTTGAAGACACTTACGAGTTTCCCGATGAGAAAGCAGAGAAAGCTGCTGAAGAGAAATTTGAAGTTGAGATTGAGGACGATACCCCACAGGAAGATCGTGGTCGCAAGCCCATGAAGGAACCTGTTGAGGAAGTGACTGATGAAGAGTTAGCCACTTATGACGAAAAAGTCCAAAAACGAATTAAAAAGTTTACACGTGGCTATCACGATGAACGTCGCGCCAAAGAACAGGCGTTTCGTGAACGTGAGGCCGCGGAGGAATTTGCCAAACAAGTTTTTACAGAAAACAAACGCCTACAGCAACAGCTTTCTACGGGTAGCCAAGCCTACATTGAGCAGTCCAAATCTGCTGCTCAAATTGAGTTAGATGCCGCCAAAGAGAAGTACAAAAAGGCTTACGAAGCTGCTGATCCCGACACAATTGTTGCAGCGCAAGAAGCAATTGCCAGAGCTACCCTCAAGATTGAACGTGCCGAAGGTATGAGGCCAATTAGGACTGAGGAAAGAGAATATCAACCTCCCGCGCGTGAGGTAGAAGAACCTCCACGTATGAGCCCCCGCACTAAAAAGTGGGTTGATCGCAACAACGATTGGTGGGGAGTTGACGACGAAATGACAATGGCTGCTATGGGCATTGACAGAAAGTTACAAAAAGAGTATGGTGCGGACTATGTAGGTACTGAAGAGTACTTCAAAACCATCGACAAAACGATGCGCAAAAGATTTCCTGAACACTTTGAAAGTGACCAGAGCTACGAGGAAGACGATCCGCCTCCTAAGAAAAGGGCGTCAGAACCGGAAGAGGAGTATGAAGATACGCCACGCCGTGCAACACGAACTACTTCACCTGTAGCACCTGCTACACGGAGTACTCCACCTAATCGTATTCGTTTGAAAGCATCAGAAGCCGCAACTGCGCGTCGCCTTGGGGTGCCCATTGAAGAATATGCTAGACAGGTTGCTTTACTTAGAAAAGGATAAAAAATGGAAACTACTAAAACTGAAAAACCGCAAAATCGCTTGGATCGTGCGTTGGATAACCGTCAAGTTATGCAACGACCAACTTCATGGCGTGCGCCAGAGTCTTTACCTTCTCCAGATGATAGGTCCGGTTGGGCACATCGCTGGATTCGTATTAGCATATTAGGTAGCAGTGATCCATCAAATATCTCATCTAAGTTACGTGAGGGATATGAACCCTGCAAAGCAGAGGACTATCCAGAACTCATGATGCACGCTTCCGTTGACGGACGCTTTAAAGGCAATATTGAAATTGGTGGGCTAGTACTTTGCCGTATCCCAGCTGAGTTTATGGAGCAACGTGACACTCACTTTGCAAAAATAAACAAGGCACAAATGGAATCGGTAGACAACACCTACATGAAAGATAACGATCCACGGATGTCAAAATTCGCGGAAAGATCGTCCAAAGTAACATTTGGAACAGGTAATTAAACTTTTTAAAGGAGTCTTAAATGGCTTATCCCGTCGTATCAGCTCCATATGGGCTGTTGGCGCAGAACTTAATTGGCGGTCAAGTATTTGCGGGTTCTACCCGTATGTACCCCATCCAGTACGGTTATGCAACTGACATCTTCTATGGTGATTTTGTCGTACTATCGAAAGGTAATATAACTCGTGCTTCAGTTTCTACTGGCACTGGTCTAAACCAAACGGTTGGTATTTTTCTAGGCTGTACTTACACAAACCCCTTAAGCAAGCAAAAGCAATTTGCTCAATACTGGCCTTCAGGAACCCTCGCAGGTGACTGTCAAGCTTATGTGTTGGACGACCCCGATGCTGTGTTCAAGGCTGTTGTGTGTTCTTCTGGTACTACTATTGCTTCCGCTGCTATGGCTATGATTGGTACTAACCTATCTGCTATTAACAATACGGGTAGCACAACCACTGGCAATTCTGCTAACGCAGTTTTAGCTCCTACGGCAACTCCAGTAACAACCACCTTACCTTTGCGTTTGGTTGGCTTGGTACAAGAGTCTTCTATTTCAGTAAGTGCAACTGGCTCTTCATCTTCTACAACAATTACCTTAACTGGTTCTGGTTTGCCTAGCGCAATTCCTGTTGGAACAGATGTAGCTTACGTTGCAGCAAACGGGCAAATCATTCAAACGGGTTCTTTTGTAACCGCCGCAGCCGCAGCCGCAGCAACGTCAGTTACGATCAACGCCGCAATTGCAGTCCCCGGCAGTGTGACCGCTATCCCTAGCGCTTCCACTATTGTGTTCACTCAGTATCCTGAAGTCTTGGTCAAGTTAAACCAAGGATTGCATGGTTACTACTCTGCCACTGGCGCTTAAGGAGTTACTTAAATGGCTATTTCACGTGCACAACTACTTAAGGAACTCCTGCCCGGCTTGAATGCCTTGTTTGGTATGGAATACTCTCGTTACGGTGAGCAACACAAAGAGATCTACGAAACAGAGACCTCTGAGCGTTCCTTTGAGGAAGAAACCAAACTGTCTGGCTTCTCAGCCGCACCTGTCAAAAACGAGGGTTCTGCCATCGCTTATGACAATGCTCAAGAGGCATGGACTACCCGCTACAACCACGAAACCATTGCTTTGGGTTTCTCAATCACTGAAGAAGCGATTGAAGATAACTTGTACGACAGCTTGTCTGCTCGTTACACCAAAGGTCTGGCTCGTGCTATGGCGTATACCAAGCAGGTTAAAGCAGCCGCTACTCTTAACAACGGTTTCTCTGCCGCTTATGTCGGTGGTGATGGCGTTGCTTTGTTTAGC